GTGGCGGCACTAGGGTCGGGGTTGCGCGAGCCAATCAGATAGTAAATCGACAAGAGCTATCACCCGAAACCGTGCGCCGGATGGTCAGCTTTTTTGCAAGGCATGAAGTTGACAAAGAGGCCGAAGGTTTTAGGCCGGGAGAAGATGGGTATCCGTCAGCCGGACGTATTGCGTGGGCCTTGTGGGCAGGATCACCGGGCAGGGCTTGGGCAAACGAAAAGGACAGGATTATGGACGGCATTGATGAAGAAGAAACCCGCGCACTGGAAGATGAGTTTTCCGATGCAACCTTGAAATCGTTGCGAAACAAGGTTGATGAGCATAATGAAAAATATGGCGACAAAAAAGGCAAGCGAGTGACGTTGAGGATGCTGGCTGCGGTTTACAAGCGCGGCATCGGTGCTTATCAAACAAACCCCGGAAGCGTCCGCCCTACTGTAACAAGCGCAGAACAGTGGGCAATGGCAAGAGTGAATGTTTTTTTGCGCGCCGTCAGGACTGGTAAATTCCCATCGGGCAAGTTTGACACCGATCTTCTGCCAGACGGGCATCCGATGAAAACCGAAGAAGAACGCGAGATTGATTTATCGCTTGATTTTAGTCATAATGACGAAGCCTCAACTAATGAAAAAGGTGATGATATGGAAAAGCGTCATATTATTGATGTTCAAGAGAATGATGACACCTACGTCATCACGTTTGCAAAGCCGCGTGATCAAGAAATGGAAGAAAGCGGCGATCACAAAGAGATGCAGGAGCGTCCCTATCACGATGAAGAAGAAGAGCGCGTTGACCGCGCTGATCTTATTCATCGGGCGATGGATATGGACGACAAGGCCATTGATGAGGAAGGCCGCACGGTTCATGTCGGTGTTTCTTCTGAAGAGCCAGTCCAGCGTGAGTTTGGTATGGAAGTAATTGACCATAGCCGTGAGAGCATGAACCTTGAATTTTTAAATTCAGGCCGTGCGCCACTCCTGCTGGATCACGATATGAAGCGTCAGATTGGCGTTGTGGAATCTGTTGAACTTGATGATGATGCTCGCCGTCTGCGAGCTAAGGTTCGCTTTGGGAGAAGCGAAATGGCATCAGAAATTTTCAACGATGTTGTCGATGGTATTCGGCAAAATATAAGCGTGGGTTATCGCGTAGATGACCGCGTGAAGCGTGAGGACGATGATGACAAAATTGTCAGGGTCGCCACCACACCAATGGAAATCTCAATCGTTTCAATCCCGGCAGACCAGTCAAGTCTGGTCGGCGTTGGTCGGTCGAGTTCCGAACCCCTCAATCTAACCGTCAAGTCAACAGGAGAAATCAAAATGACTGACATCGATCTTGATGCGGTACGGGCCGAAGCTGCCAAAGCCGCACAGAAAAATGCCAAGGAGATTATGACCTTGGCACGGAAACACAACAAAGCCGATATGGGTGAAGATGCAATCGGACGTGGTGTTTCCATTGATGAGTTCCGTGGCGAGCTTTTGAACGCCATTGGAAACGAGCCACTTGAAACCCCAGCCCACGTTGTTGATGCGCCTGTGAAAGAACAGCGTCAATATTCTCTGGGCAAAATGATCCGCGCACAGGTCAATCACGATTGGGCTGACGCTGGTTTTGAGCGTGAACTGCATGATGAGATTGCACGGCGCACTGGCAAGCAAAGCGAGGGCTTCTACGTTCCTGACTTTGCGTGGCGCGCTGGTGCGATGACAACGGCTGCAACTGGTGCCTCTGGTTCTGAAAATGTCGTTGACAACTTCATCCCAACGGTTCATCGCGGTGATATGTTCATTGAGGCTCTACGCGCAAAGCAAGTGATGGCCGCTCTTGGTGTCACCTTTATGGGTGGCCTGACAAACCGCATCAAGATGCCAAAGTTTTCAACTGGCGCATCTGCTGGTTTTGTCGAGGAGCTTGGCAACGTTGCTGATCAGTCTCAAACTGATGCTGGCGTTACACTTCAGCCGCGCACGATGGGCGCGTTTGTTGATATTGGTCGCCTTGCACTCAAAGAGAGCATTCCAGCACTTGATCAGGTTGTTCAGGACGACTTGCTCCGCGCTCTTGCTGACAAAATTGAAGCAACCGCCATCAGCGGCTCCGGCTCTTCTGGCGAACCCACAGGCATCCTCAATGACGGCAATGTCGGGAATGTTGACATCTCCGCTGGCACTGACGTGGCTGCTCTGACTTGGGCTGACATCACCGATCTTGTGAAGACTGTTGAAGATGCGAACGGCATCGTCAATCAGAACACACTTGGCTGGCTGTCTAACCCGAAGGTCAAGGCGAAGATGGCAAACACTGTCAAGGTTTCCTCAACCGACAGCGTGATGCTTCTGAACGATCCTTGGAATAACATTTATGGTTATCCAGCAGAGTTCACAAGCAACGTTCCATCAAACCTGAACCCGGGCGATGGTGGCACAGACGCATCTGCGCTGATCTACGGTGACTTCAGTCAGCTTATGGTTGGTCTGTTTGGTGCGCCATCAATCCTTGTGGACGAAACGACTGGTGGCCTTGCTGGTACGGTTCGCATCATTGTCCATCAGGACGTTGATGTTGCTCTGCGTAATGCAGCCAGCTTTGCAATCACTGACGAGGTTTCAACCGCGTAACTTAGCGGGTGGGCGGTTCTTTCGCCCACCCCTTCCCCAGAAAGGTTTTGTTATGAGAGTTAAGATTTTAGACAAATGTTACACTGGCACCATCGGCAATATGTTTGCTGGCAGTGAGTATGACGTTCATGATCGAATTGCTGAAAAGTTAATTGCAAGGGGTCTGGCTGAAGAGGTAAAGCCAGCAAGGGCAAAAAAGAAGCTAACTGACAGGTCTGTTAGCTCTGATGAAATTGAAACGCCAGAGGACGAGTGATGGCCGTTGAGAGTGCCGCTGATCGTGCTATTTTTGTGGATGTTGATGATTTCGGCACTGCCGCAACTTATACTCCATCTGGCGGTTCTGCCAGCACTGTAAACGGCATTTTCGACAACGACTTCATTGAGGTTGATGCGGGTGGCGGCGTTGGCGTGGCATTGCAGCAACCGCGTTTTCATTGCCGCACTGCTGACGTTTCAAGCGCGGCTGAGGGCGATGCTCTGGTTGTTAGTGGGGTCAACTATACAGTCAGGATCGTGCAGGACGATGGCACTGGAATGACTATGTTGGTTTTGGAGCGAGACTGATGGCTCATGTTCGTAAACAAATCAGGGACGCTATAGTGACGGCAGTTACTGGGTTGACAACAACCGGGTCAAATGTTTTTCGCAGTCGAATTTACCCTCTTGAACAAAGCAAAATGCCGGGGCTTTGCGTGTTTACAAGATCAGAGGCCGTTGAGTTCGATACAATGACGCTGGCGCGGTCTGTTAGCAGGGTCTTAGAGGTTCAGGTTGAGGCGTATGTCAACGCAACTGCTAACTATGACAATACGCTTGATCAGATTGCCGTTGAGGTTGAAGAAGCATTGGCGGCAAATGTAACTCTGAGCGGTCTTTCAAAGGACGTTCAGGTTACTTCTTTTGAAGTTGATTTTTCTGGCGATGGGGAAAGACCTGTCGCAATAGGTCGCTTCACCGTGACTGTGGAATATCGCACAGTTGAAAATGATGTTGAAACTGCCGCATAACAGGAGATTTTATTATGGCAACTTTCAAGGGAAATGACGGCACGGTTAAATCCGGCTCAAACGCTATTGCTGAGATTATATCATTCAGTGTCAGCGAAACCTCTGACGTTTTAGAAACCACCACGATGGGCGATCAAGCCAAGACGTACGTTTCTTCATTTAAAGATGCAACGGCAACGGTTGAGACTTACTTTGACGACACCGATACAACTGGTCAGGGTACTTTTACAACTGGCTCAAGTGTAACCGTTAACTTTCAGATGGAAGGTGACACGACTGGTGATCACAAACTTTCTGGCACGGGTATCATCACTGGGCGCGATTTGGGTGTTTCTGCTGATGGGATCAACACTGCAACATATTCCATCCAGATCACTGGCGGTCTGACTGAAGGCACTGTTGCGTAGGGAGAATAGATCATGTCGCTGGGTAAAATGATCTCAGAAAAACGTAATCAGCAAAGGCGCGTTATTGAAGTCCCAGAGTGGGGCGATGATGATGCACCGTTGCTGATTTATTCATCAGCAATCACTGCTGGCGATCTAAATAAAATTCAGAAGAAGCATAAAAACTTTCTGAATGATATGACCATTGATGGAATGGTTGATCTCATTATCATGAAGGCGCAAAATGCGGATGGTAACAAACTTTTCACGCTTGAGGACAAGATTTATCTGATGGGTGAGGAGATGTCTGTGATCGCCACTGTCGCTGGTCAGATGTTTAACGACATTGACACGATTGAGGATGCGGAAAAAAACTAAAGAGCGATCCGCTGAGAATGAATATTATGGCGTTAGCGGATCGCCTTAATAAAACACAAGCGGAGATGGATGGGTTAACCCTCTCTGAAATAAACGAGTGGTTTGCTTATTTTAGGATATTAGAAGATGGCCGATCCAAACAATCTTAAAATTAAAATTACAGCGGTTGATCTAACAAAAAGGGTTTTTAGGGGCCTTTCTAAGTCACTGAGCTTTGCAAAAAATGCCCTATTAAGTTTCAGGACATCATTGATTGCTGCGGCTGGTCTTGGCGGTCTGGGGCTTCTGGTAAAGTCATCCCTTCAAAGCATTGATGTCCTTGGCAAGACAGCATCAAAAATAGGCGTAACAACTCAGGAATTGCAAAAGCTAAGATTTGCGGCTGATCTTGCTGGTGTTCAAACGCGCACTGTTGATATGGCTCTCCAGAGGTTTACTCGCCGTCTTTCTGAGGCGGCAAACGATACGGGAGAGGCAAAAGATGCCCTAAAAGAGCTTGGCATAACGGCAAAATCTTTTCAGGAACTCCCACTAGAGCAACAAATGATTAAGCTGTCAGATGCTTTTGAAGGCGTTGACAGTCAAAGCGAGAGAGTTCGTCTTGCTTTCAAGTTGTTTGATAGTGAGGGCGTGGCGATGGTCAATGTCCTTCAGCAGGGCAGTGAAGCGTTGCGCGAGATGTTTAACGAAGCGGAAAGCTTGGGCATGATCCTTTCAACGGGTTCCGTGCGTGGTGTTGAACAGGCTAATGATGCTTTTACAAAGTTAAAGGCCATATTTAAGGGGTTGACAGATTCTCTTACTGCCGCACTTGCCCCAGCACTCACAGAGATGGCTGATAGTCTTTCCTCTAGCTTAAAAAAGATGCTTGAAGAGGCTGGTGGTGCAGAAGAGTTGGGTCGAGCGATTGTCGTCACGATTATTGATTTTACAGAAAAGGCTTCATTAGCCGTGATTAACTTTGTTAAACGTTTATCTCGCGGTATTGCCAATTTGTTTGGAATTTTTGCGGAATTTAGCGATACTGCGAAAAGAGCGGAAGCAAGTTTGAGGAGAATTGAAGAGCTTGGCGTTGGAATGTTTTTTCAACATCTTAGGGATCAAGTTGCATCTGGCTCCTCTGCTCTTGAAGATTTTAATAGAAACTTGGGCGGTTCAAATGATGGAGCCAATCAGGGGATTACCGCTCTTCAAGAATATGCCAATGCGGCAAAAGAAGCAAAGGTAGACCTTCAGTCTATGGCTGTTGATGGCTTACGATCTGTTGAAGATGCGTTGATCGGTGTGGTTATGAAGACTGAAAGCGCAAAAGATGCGTTTAAGGCTATGGCTGCATCAATCATAAAAGACCTTATCAGAATACACATACAGAGAACAATCACTGGCCCTATTGCCAACTCGCTTAGTACATTGTTGCCGAAACCACAGGCGATGGGCGGTCATGTTGCGGCAAACCGTCCCTATATGGTTGGTGAGCGTGGTCCTGAATTATTTGTGCCGGGTGCTTCCGGCACGATCATTCCAAACAACAAAATGGGCGGCAACGGTGCTGTGGTCAACCAGACCATCAACGTTTCAACAGGCGTATCGCAAACCGTTAGGGCAGAGATAGCGCAGATGATGCCGCAAATAAGGGATCAAACTAAAGCTGCCGTGCTTGACGCTAGACGGCGCGGCGGGTCTTTTGCGTCAGCTTTTTAGGGTTTGAAAAATGACAATATCGTTTCCATTGACGCTTCCAACCGTGACGGGGATTTCAAGCATTGACTTGAGGGCGATCAATGTCGTTTCTATATCTGAAAGTCCGTTCACACTCAAGCAGCAAGTTGTTGCTCATACTGGTCAGCGGTGGGAAGCAGAGGTTACTATACCGCCAATCAAGCGCGAGCAAGCTGAGGTTTGGGTCAGCTTCTTGGTTTCTCTTCAGGGGGTGCGCGGCACTTTCTTGCTGGGCGATCCAGCTAACGCAACCCCACGAGGCTCCGCATCATCAGCACCCGGCACTCCACTAGTCAACGGCGCGAGCCAGACTGGCGACAGCCTAACCATTGATGGCTGTCCTGCATCGGCAACGGGTTATTTAAAGGCGGGTGACTATATTCAACTGGGTGGCGGCTCTACTGCAACTCTGCATAAAGTTCTGCAAGACGTTAATACAAACGGATCGGGTCAGGCCACGATTGATCTGTGGCCTTATATCAGAAACGCGCCTTCAGACAATTCAACGGTTGTGGTTTCAAATGCTGTCGGTGTTTTTCGGCTTGGGTCAAATGAAACAAACTGGACAATCAGAGATGCCGCCATTTATGGAATAACGTTTCCAGCGATTGAGGCAATAGTATGAGCCGCACTTTATCCGATGGAATTATTAGTGTTTTAACGGCTGAGGCGATCCAGCCGTTTTTCGCTGTCGAGCTTTTTTTCAATACGCAGACACTTAGGTTCTGGACTGGGCTGGGTAATCTAACTGTCGGTGGCGAAACCTACACAGGAACTGGTCAGCTTTTGCAAATCGGTGAGATCGGTGAAACAGCGCAGATATCAGCGCGTGGTGCAACACTTACGCTTTCAGGCATACCATCAAACCTAATATCACTTGCATTAAATGAGCCTTATCAAGGTAGGTTGTGCAAGATATTCTTTGGAGCCATTGATGCCAACCGGGCATACCTAACCGATGAGAGTGGTAATTATATTCTAGCAGAGGACAGCAGTAGAATTGATTTGTCCACTGGCAATCCCAATGAGATCGTTGAAATATTCAGTGGCTATATGGATCAGATGAACATTGAAGAAGGTGCTGAAACAAGCACAATCGGCCTGTCCGTGGAGAGCAAGCTGATTGATTTAGAGCGTCCCAGAGTTTTCAGATATACGGATCAAAATCAGAAGTCTCGCTTTCCGAATGACAAGGGATTTGAATTTGTTGAAGACTTACAGGACAAGCGGTTTAACTGGGGCCGGGGTTGATGGTTCATGACTGGGATATTCGCTTGGCGAATTATGTTGATAGCGTCAGGTATAGAGGCTTTGATTGGTCAGAGTTTGATTGTCTAGTTTTTGCAAACGGCGCGGCTCAAGCGCAACTTGATCAGGGCGTTTTTGATGACTGGATTGGTGACTATAACTGTTATAAATCGGCCTATAAGCACTATAAAAAGTTACTGAAAAGGCATAACGAGAAGAGCATAATAACAGCGATTGATGGTCGATTGAACAGGGTGGACAGGCTGATGCCTATGCGGGGAAACATTGTGGCGCGGGGGCATAGTGATCTTTCAGTTGTTGGTGTCACGCTGGGGGTTGCGGTTAGTGACTTGATAGCTTTTGTCGGTAATAATGGTCTAATCTTTTGTAAAATTGAAGCTAATGATATCTTTTGGTCGGTTTCATGAAATTTATTCTTTCATTAGTTTTTGCGCTTGTTTCGCTCCCTTCATTTGCCGATCCAGTTACGATTGCGGTTATGACCGCTGCATCCGTTGCTCAGGCTTATGCTGCTGGCGCAACGATCACGGCTGCTCTTGTACTAACCCATTTGGCGATAAATGCGGGTATAGTCTATTTGCAGTCAGCACTTGCACCAAAGCCGAAACAGGCTGGAGTGTTTAGAACTGAAAGTGGATATCAGGTTGCGGGGATTGGTGCTGCTCAAGATCATGCAATTATATATGGTCAAACTCGCGTTGGCGGTGTTGTGGTGTTCAAAGAGGCTACCGACAACAATAAATTCCTGCATCTGGTTGTTGCTATTGCTGGGCATGAATGCGAGGAAATCACTAGCGTCTATCTGAATGATGAAATATTAACTCTTGATGGTGACGGCAACGCAACCGCGCCATCAAAGTATAATGGTTATGTTAGGGTCATCAAGCATTTGGGTGCAGCGGATCAGGTCGCAGACCCGACGCTCATTTCTGAAAGCAATGGCCTGTGGACGGCTGATCATCGATTGCAGGGTATTTGTTACGCATACATCAGGCTTGAGTTCAATGCAGATAGCTTCCCGAACGGCGAGCCCGCTATCAGCTTTATTGTTAAGGGGAAAAAGGTTTACGATCCAAACACTGCCACAACAGCATTCAGTGACAATTCAGCCCTTTGTTTGCGTGACTATTTGGTGAGTGATTATGGCCTTAACACAGATGATGTTGATGACATTTTCTTTGCATCAGCCGCTAATGTCTGCGATGAGACTGTTGCGCTTGCCGCTGGTGGAACAGAGAAGAGATACACAACAAACGGATCGTTCACAACTAAGGATCAACCGAAGGATATTATTGATGATCTGTTGAGGGCGATGGGCGGCACGATCTGGTATGGTCAGGGCAAGTGGCGCGTTAAAGCATCGGCATTTACCACCCCGGTAGTCACGCTTGATGAGGATGATCTTAGATCAACGGTTCGGATCAATACTCGACACTCACGCCGGGACAACTTCAACACAGTGCGGGGCGTTTTCAGGGGGCCAGAAAGCAACTATCAAAGCACAGATTATCCAGAGGTAACTGGCACAACATTCGTTGACGCTGATGGCGGCGACAAAAGCGTCATCGACTTTGACCTTGGGTTTACTGCAACCAGTTCAATGGCTCAGAGGATTGCCAAGATTGCCCTATACAGAAGTCGTGAGCAGCTAACAATTTCTGCATCGTTCGGGATGAAGGCGTTTCAGGTTCAGATTGGCGATACTGTGCAGCTAACTAATACAAGGGCAGGATTTTCTAACAAAACATTTGAGGTTGTTGACTGGCGATTTTCTCCACAGCTTGGCGATGCGCTTCTGATCAATATGGATTTGAGGGAAATATCGTCTGCTGTTTTTGATTGGAACGCTGAAGAGACATCTTTTGAACTCAACAACACAGTGCTTGCAAATCCGTTTGATGTTCCACCGATAGGCCTTTCAGCAACCTCTGAGGCGCGGGTTGTAAACGAGCATCTGACAAACATTATAATCGCAAACGTTACATCAGACGCGCCTGAAAGAATTGATCAAGTTGAGGTGCAGTTCAAGAAAACAACGGACACGGATTACATTCTGGCTGGCTTTGGTGATTTGGGTAAGGCTGAAATCATTGACGTTGAGGATGCTGTATTTGACATTAGGGCCAGAGCCATCAACACGTTTGGGATCAAGGGCAATTTCGTTCAGATTACGCAGAACGTTGAGGGTCTTGCTGAACCGCCAGCAGATGTTACAAACTTCAGCTTCAACGTTTCATCCGCTGGGATACATCTTGAGTGGGAAGCGGTGCCAGACCTTGATCTTAGCTTCTACAGGGTGCGCCACGCTCAGGCTGAAAGTGGGGCAACGTTTGCAAACGCAACAACGGCTGTAGACAAGGTTGCGCGTCCCGGCAACAGCGTTACAGTGCCACCACGATCCGGCACTTACTTAATTAAGGCTTATGACAAATCCGGCAACCAAAGCGTCAACGCAGCTACTGTGGTTGTCCGGGCTGTGGATTTGGATGTTTTCACAAACACACAGACGCAAACAGAGCATCCTAGCTTCTCAGGCACAAAGACGGGCTGCACTGTTGACGGCTCAAATCGTTTGAGAATAACAGACCCATCGTCTGCTCCATCAACTGCGACATATGAGTTCAGTAATTATATTGACACCGGGTCAGTTAGGATTGTCAGGTGCTTGATGGAGATGACGGTTTTACGCATCAACGATGCTCCAACCGATACATTTGACACATTGACCGGGCTGTTTGACAGTTTGCCGGGTAACTTTGACGATCTAACTGGCGGGTCATCTTTTGCAGATATCAATGTTGTGCAGTTGGTGGCAACCACTAATGACGATCCCTCTGGATCACCAACGTGGTCTGATTTCAAACGCTTCAAGGCGGGTGACTTCTCTGGACGCGCTTTTAGATTTAGAGTAGAATTACAATCAACCTCTAACAACATTACCCCGGCTTTATCGGCTCTGACAGCAAAGGTGAGGTACAATTAATGGCAGTGCATGATTACATAATCGACAATCAAACCACCCCATCGTTTCGGTCTGATCTCAACAACGCACTAGCTGCTATTGTAACAAACAATAGTTCTGCCTCTGCGCCTTCAACGACATACGCCGGAATGTGGTGGCTCGACACCACAAACAGCTATCTGAAAATTAGAGATCAGAATAACTCAAACTGGATCATCGTGGCTGAGTTTGATGTTGCGAACAGTCGTGCTGAGTTTTTGACAAACAAGATATCTGCCGCATCGGCTGCTGGCATTGACGTATTCAACAGCAGTGGCACAAAGATCATTGACCTTCAGGTTGCATCAGAAGCAACAGCAAAAGCTGGCACAAACAACACTGAGTTAATGACCCCACTGAGGACAAGGCAAGCCGCCGGGATAGTTCCGGGCGTTCTGATGCCCTTTGCTGGAGCCTCACAACCATCGGGTTGGTTGTTGTGCTTTGGCCAGTCCGTTTCAACGACAACCTACGCAGACCTTTTCAACACGATTGGCTATACTTATGGCGGCTCTGGCGGTGCTTTTAATATCCCAGATTTACGCGGCAGAACGGTTGCGGGTCAGGACGATATGGGCGGGTCATCTGCAAACCGTCTGACCAGCCCGATCAACGGCGACACGCTGGGTGCTGCGGGTGGTGCTGAGGGTCATCAGCTTACAGAGGCAGAACTGGCTGCACACGATCACTTGATGTTTAAGCGCGAAGATGTCGGCGGCAGAGAGTTTACTGACCTGAGTGTTTCTGAAGGCGCAACAAGGGCTGCGGCGGTTAAAGCCATATATTCGAATGATTCGGCTTACTCTATTGGTTATTCAGACGCTGCCAAAGTTGCAGATGTTGGTTTAACCTCTCCAGCGGGTTCTGGCAATTCGCACAACAACGTGCAGCCGACTATTATCTTAAATTACATCATCAAGACATAGGTTTATTATGAGTGACAAAAAGATTTCAGAGCTTGATGCAATCACCGGAGCAAACACTGCGACTGATGATTTATTCATTGTTGTTGACAGCAGCGGATCAGCCACAAAGAAGATCAGCCGCGCAGAGCTAACAAACTCACTAGAGGTCGAGTTCAATCAGCTTAACTCTAACCTCAACCTTAACGGCAATAACATCACTGGCACTGGCAACATTGACAATGCTGGCACCCTGACCACAGACGGCCTCACCGTTGCTGGCAACGTCAGCGTGGACGGCGGCACGATTAAGCTGGACGGTA